CGACGAGGCGCGGAAGCGCGTCGCGGCGCTAGAGGCCGAGAACGCGGAACTGGTCGAGGCCAGCCGTCTAGAATTTGTATCGAACATCACTCGCTGGAGTCTGAGACAGATCGACGACGATGGAGACGAGCCCGTTTACGACGGGCTCGAAACAAACGAGCATGGCAACTGGGTCCGATGGGATGAAGCCGCGTATCACCTTGCTGCACTGAAGGCGGAGCGTGAGCTGTCGCGCCCGGCAATATGCAAAGGTTCCGATGACCCGCTCGGGTGCCCAGACGCGCCATGCGAGGACTGTATCCCGTGGTGGAGAGCCCGCGCCGAGAAGGCGGAGCGTGAGCAGTTACCGGTTGGCCCCGATGTCTAGCCCCTGGATCGTCCGCCATCGAAACGGCTGGTGCGCGGTAGCGGGCAACCGCAAGCCCGCCGACGACGCGCACAACGTGCCGACGCGATGCAGGCACGTCGTAATTCTACCGTGGGACATAAAACGCGGGCGCCCGACGTGCCCGGAGTGCAGGCGCCGTAGACGAGGGAACGACAATGGGTAACTTGAAGTGCCGGCGCTGCGGGTGTCGGGATAGCAACGTCCTGCCCCGCGACTACTACAACGTGTTGGTCAAGGCGCCGCGCCACGGCACCGAGATCGCGTGCTTGTCCGCGCTGAAGAAACGAGTACGGAAGCTCAAGCGTGAGCGCGACGAGGCGCAGGCACTCGTGCGCGAGTACGCGAGCGAGCCGAGTGCGGCGGAGCTAGCCGAGATGATCGATCTAAACGATATGGCCGCGCGCGTTGTCGCCATGTGCGCGCAGCGGCTGTGGTCAATGCACTGGACACACCGGGGCGCATATCTGCACCTGGAATCGTCAGAACTGATCGAGGCGGTGCGAGGCAAGCGCAGCAGCAGCGAGCTAGAGCGAATCCGAGCCGTAACGGAGGAAGCGGGCGATGTGCTGCTAGTGTTGATGAGCATCACGGAGTACGCCGGAGTCCCGTTTGAATCGGTAGTGCGAGAGGCACGGCAGAAACTGGCTGGCCTGGAGACGCGCCCGCCCTATCCGGGCGAAGAAAGGGAGCCTGAATCGTGATCTCGTACCACTGCACCGGAGAAGGAACCGATGCTCCTCGTTGATTTCGAGACGCGCTCCCGCTGCGACCTGAAAGCAGCGGGAGCGTACCGATACGCGCGCGACCCGAGTACCGAGATCGTGTGCTGCGCGTTCGCAGACTCCGACGACCCCGAGGGCGACGTGTTCGTGTGGCGTAACCCGCTCGTTTACACGCGGGGTTGCCAGCTCCCGCCAGCGTGGGTGACCGCGTTGGTGCAGGACGCCGACTACTTCGCCGCACACAACGCGCAGTTCGACCGGCTGATATGGGAACACGTCGGCACCGACACGGCACCGTCGCTGTTCATCCCGGGTGTTGATTTGGCCGACTGGTACTGCACCGCGGCTATGTGTCGTGTGAACGCGCTCCCTGGCGCGCTGGACGACGCCACCCGCGCGCTGGATGCGAAGCACCGGAAGAACCACGCCGGCGGCGCACTGATCCGCAAGCTGTGCATTCCGCGCGCGGATGGCACGTTTTGTGAGGACCCCGACGACCTGGATGCCATGGCCGCCTACTGCGCGGACGACGTGCGCGCCACGCGCGAGCTGATGCAGCGCTGCCGCCCGCTGACGCTGCCCGAGCTGCACGACTGGCACGTGAACGAACGTATCAACGACCGGGGCGTGTGCATCGATCTGGAACTCGCCACGCTCGCCACCCGGTACGCGACGGATGAGGCCGCGGAGATCGCCGCGTGCCTGCGCCGCGTGACAAATGGGCGCATCACGAAGCACACGCAAACCGCGCGCGTGCGCGATTTCGTGCTGGAGCATGTCCAGGAAACACCCGACGCGCTCGACGTGATGACCCGATACAAGGCCGGGACCAAGAAGTATTCTATCGACAAAGCCGCGCGCGCGGAGCTGCTGGACCGGGCGGCGGAATTCAACCTGCCCGATCACGTGGTCGAAGTGATCGAGCTGACCGACGACGGCAACCGGTCAAGCGTGGCGAAGTTCCGCAAGATGATCGACCGCACCGAGCAAGACGGGCGCGCGCGCGGTGCCCTGGTGTACGCCGGGGCCGGGCAAACGCTTCGCTTCGCCTCCCGCGGCATCCAGCTCCACAACATGCGCCGCGACTGCGCCAAGCAGCACGACGCAGACGCACTGGTTGACCGCATGGCCGCCGGCGAGCCGCTGACGGATGTCATGAACACGCTTAGCGGCCTGCTGCGACCCACCATCGTCCCGCAGACGGATCACGATGTGCTGGTGGTAGGCGACTGGTCCGCCATCGAGGCCATGGGTCTGCCGTGGCTGGCGGATTCGCCAGGCGCGGAACAAATGCTGGATGTGTTCCGCCGCGGCGAGGATCCGTACGTTTACACGGCAGATGGGATCGGGGTCGATGACCGGCAGATCGGGAAAGTCTCACTGCTCAGCATGGGCTACGGCGGTGCTGTCGGCGCATTCAACGCCATGGGCCGCAACTACGGCGTGAGACTGCCCGAGGCACAGGTATCAACCATCGTGAAGCGCTGGCGCAAGGCGAACGCATGGGCGCCGGATTTCTGGTATGACCTGCACCGGGCCGCGGTGCGCGCGGTGCGTAACCCAGGCGTTGAAACGCAGGCCGGGCGCGTGCGGTACCTGTTCGCGCCTGAGCTGCTTGATGGCACGCTGCTGTGCATACTGCCGGGGGATGTGGTGCTGCAATACCCGCGCGTGCGCGTGACGTACACCCGCCACGGCAACGTCGAGCTGAGCGCCCTGAAAGCGAGCTGGAAACCGAAGGCCGACGCGACCGAATGGCCGCGCGTCACGCTGTGGCACGGTCTACTTGCCGAGAACTCCACGCAAGCGCTATGCGCTGGCATCCTGCGTGAGAAGCTTCGCGCGCTGGACCCCGGGCCGTACCCGGTCACGTCGCACTGCCACGATGAGATCGTACTGGAATGCCCCGAGGCTGAAGGGTATGGTGCTGCCGAGTACCTGCGATCCGAGATGAGCCGGATACCGCCGCACCTGACCGGATTGCCGCTCAAAGTAGAGCCGACCGTGTGTTACCGCTACGGCCACAAAGCGTAGGCGAAAAAAAGCCCCCGCACGGGGTGAACCATACGGGGGCAACACACACACCACACTGTCGATGACCGATGAGGATCCCGAAATGCAACGCAACGATAGCGTAACCGATGCGACACCGCAACCCGACAACGTACACCACCTTCCTGACCCGATACGCTACGACACCGAGGCACTGGCCGCGTTCCTGGACGCCGTGTTCGCCGCGGACGACTTAGCCGACGACGAGCACATCTTGGGGTGGGCGGTACGTGGGCGCCCTGGCTATCCACGCGACGTGGACGTGATGATCGACACGCGCCTTGCGCGCTCGACGCAGCCGATGGCGCTCTACTACGGCACGGCCACGGCGCGCCCCGCCGAGGACGACAAGCGTCTATACAACCGCAAGGCGCTGTGTGTTCGCACGTTCGTCGTGGTGCTGGACGACATCGGCACCAAGGTGGCTATCGCGGACCTACCCGAGCCGCTACGCACCCCGTCCTACGTCATCGAGTCGAGCCCCGGCAATTTCCAGTACGGGTACATCCTGGACACCCCGATAGCAGACCTGGACGCCGCGAGCGCGCTCGTCAGGCTGTTGTACGGCGCCGGAGTGTCGGACGGCGGGGGCGCGCTCGCAAACAAGCTGGTACGGCTCCCAGGCGGCGTGAACGGCAAGCCCGGCGAGAACGAGCAGTTCCCGGTGCGCCTGGTGGAGCTCCACCCCGCGAACCGGTGGTCCCCCGACGACCTGCTGCGCGCCGCCGGCGTTCAAACGACCTGGACCGACGTGCTGCGCGACGGACCCAAGGTGTTCAAGGCGACCGACCGCAAGAAGGTAACGGCGTGGTCGAGCGTGGTAGCCACGAGCCCGAATCTGGACGGCCTGCTGGATCCGGTGCTGGAGTGGATGTACGAACGCGATCTGGTGTCGCAGGAAGTAGGCGACTGGGCCACCGTGAGGTGCCCGTGGGCGCACGAACACACGACGGGCGACGAGGGCGCGGGGTACTCGCCCTTGGGGCGCGGATCGCCGCCTCACGACGTGCACAGGGGTTTTCACTGCTTCCACGAGCATTGCCGCGACCGCACCGCGCGCGACTTTCTGACCTGGGTCGCCGCGAGCGGGGGCCCCGAGCTGCCCGTGCGCGACGACACGACCCCGCTGCACACCAACTGGACGTACGACCCGGGCGAGGACCGCGCGTACCCGGTGCGCGTGCCAGGCACAGAGACATCCGAGGGCGTTGCGCTGAACGTGTTGAAACGCCTCTACCCAAGCAAGGTTCGGATCCCCACATCGGAAGGCAAGACGCTGACGCGCTCAGTGGTGGATATATGGGTAGAGTCGCCGCACAGGGTGCTGACGTACGGCGCACTGCCTGACCCGACCACATCGGCGCCCATCTCCAACTACGCCGGCGGGCAGTACATCAACACCTTCCGAGCACCCGCGTGGGCCGCACCGGACCCGCAGCGGTACCAGCATGACGTGGAGAAGTTCTCGGACTTCATCGAGTACCTGATCCCCCGGGAGGACGAACGGGCATTCTTCCTGGACTGGCTCAGCGCCAAGGTGCAGCAGCAGGCGTTCCGCGGCCCGGCAATCCTGATGGCAACGCCGACGCAAGGCACCGGGCGCACCACGTTGGGAGCCATGATCTCAACGCTACTCGGGGGCTCTAACACCACCACCGTGGACTACGACCGGCTTGTGGGCGCAAACACCTTCAACGACTGGCTGTTGCACACCCTGGTCATCTGCAACGAGGTGTACCAAGGCCGCAGCGCGCCCGGTAACGCATTCTTTCGCAATTTCGAGCGGTTGAAAACGCTCATCGACTTCCAGCCGCTCACCATCGCGATCAATCGCAAGAATCAGCACATCCGCGCGTACCCGGTTTTCACGTCGTTTTTGATGTTCTCCAACCACATGGACGCGCTGCCGGTGGATGTAAACGACCGGCGATTCTACGTGCTGTCGAACACGTGGGACCGCAGGGACAAGAAATACTTCACCGACCTGAACGCCTGGCTTGAAGATGCGCCGCACCCCGGCGCGCCGCCGGCCTGGGGCGCGTCGGTGGACCACTGGCTACGAAACCGCGACGTGGACGTGACCAAGCTCTACGCGCCGGCGGCGATGACCGCGACGAAACACGACATGATACAAAGCTCGCGCACCGCGGCGTCGGTGTTCGTTGATGAGCTGGTAGACCGGTGGTTCGGCAACTACATCAGCGTGGCCGCGCTGGAAGAACTGATCACGGACGGCCCCGTGGACCTGTCCGACCGCTTGGGCCTTGAAGGCAACCCCCGCGCACTACGAATTCAGCTCAGCTACGCGCTGCAACGGGTCGCCAAGCGCCCGCTGGCTGCGATGCAGAAGCGCGTGCGCCTGCACGGGAACTGGGGCAGCAAGCAGCACACCGTGTGGGTACTGAACCGGGCACCGCGGCCCGTGCAAGAGGCTGTGTTGACCGGCGCGCTGGACACGCAAGCCATCCTCGCGGACTTCGACAACAACAACCCCACGGATCTGCGGGCCTGGATCGCAAGCAATATGTAGTGGTACTATCGGCGCACTGAAAAATCAGGGCGCGCGGATGAAACGCAACACGCCACAGAAGCGCTACGAAGAACGCCAGCGCGAGAGTCGCGGCATGGTGAAGGTGTGCATCTGGATCCCCGCCAGCGCAAAGCAGCGCGTCCTGAAGATGGCCGCGGAGCTGCGCCGGCTGGCGGGGGGCGAGAGCTGAGCTACGCTCAGGCCGGGGGGTCCTTGAGCAGATCCCCGTACGCCTGCACCGTGGCCGGTGTCTTGGGCTTGGGCTTGGGCTTGGGCTCGGGCTCGGGCGGGGCGGACATCACGCTCTGCGCCAGCTTCACCGTGGACGTGAGCCACAGTTTCAACGCAAGCGCGTTCTCGGGCGGGATGTTGGCGGCCTGGATGAGCGCCAGGAAGTAGTTCTGCGCTTCCTCGTCGGTCGGGATCTGGAGATCGATTTGCACTACGGTGGACCCTTCGTGAGTAGGTGGAACACCAGTGTACCAAGGCCACCCAGGGCAGCGGTAGCCACCGTGGCCGCGGTGCCCATCACGATCCTTCGGGTCTGCGCCAACTGCTCGCGCATCATCAGTGACGTGCCCGTCAAGCCGTTGTCGCCGCGTTCGCCCACGACCATACGCTCCAGCCGCGCGAACCTGTGATCGACGCTGTTGCACGTTTGAACAAGATCGTGGTTGAAGCTGTCCATCGCGCCTTTCACGTACGCACGCAACGCCGGGTCGAGCTGTTCTACCCGCGCCTCCAGCCGGTCCACTGCGGCGCGCAGCAATGCCAGCTCGGTGGCGTAGTTGGGTTCGTTCACTTCCTGTCCAACTGTTTCAACAGGTAGTCTATGAACTCGCGCAGGGACCGCCGGCCAATGACATACCCAAGCCCAACCAGCAACACCACGAGCGAGGAAAGCGGAAACAGCCGAATCAGATCGGGCCACGCAGGGATATGCGCTCCGGTGATGACCGCCGTAGCCGCATCCTTGGCGATGTCCATCACCCCACCCGGTTCGGTTTTACTTCATCGCCGCCGGTTCGCTGCTGGAAGCGGTTGATCGCTGCGCTCGCGATGTCGCCCATGTGTGGGGCGGCAAAGTAGAACGCCAGGATCAACATAACCGCGCCGTTCATGTCAGTGGCCGCGGCAAGTGCAATCTTCGCGGTAGCCGTCAACTGCTCAGCCTTGCCCAACCACCACACGCCGACCATCTGTGTAAACACGGATGTCAGATACATCATCAACCACACGCCCGTGATAGCCAAGGCGATGAGGCGGCGCGCGATGTTCTGCCCTGACGTGGCGGCCATCCACGAAACCACCATCTTGCGCGCTTCACTTCGGTCCGCCGCGGCGTCGCCGGCTTTCTCCTCGTCCGTATAGATGAGCGCGTCCAACCCGTTGGTGACGCCATCTACGACACCCTTTACGGCCTCAGGCGCGCCGAACAGTCGGCCAAAGAGCCCGCCGAGCATCACGCACCCCCGGGGAGCTTGTTAGCCGCGGCCCGTGCACGGGCAATGTCCCGTGGTGCGGGCCCCGCAGCGTCGAAATCGCCAGTGTCCCCTGGGTGCAGAACGTCGGTTGTCTCGTCGGGCGCCACTGCATCGACAGCGCACAGGTGCGTTGCAAACGGCGTGGTCAGATCCTTGATCACCTGCTGCCGCTCTGCATCACTCGCCGCGTCCACGTAGGCCGCGACATCGGCAGGCACCGTGACGTGCTGGCGCAGCGTGTGGACGCCGCCCCCATCGCATGTGACGGTACCCGTGATGAGCAGTCGGGACGCCACCCCGCCTGCACGGGTAACAAACACTTCTTCGATGTGGATGTTCATACCCTGCCCCTAGAGAACCTTGACCCACCCGGTACTGCCCGTGCCCGTCTGTTTCAGCCACAGCTCCCCGGTGCCCGCGTTGTTCACACACGCCAAGCTCCCAGGCTCCGCAACAACAGCGCCCTCCGGTGACGCCGCCAACACGGCGATCTTGGCGCGTTGCGTCGTGTTCACGAGGTCTACCGATGCCACAGCGCCGGTGGACTGAAACTGCGCACACGGCGTGGGATTCCCTCCGTCACCTCTCGCAGTGGAAATGGTGAAACCGCCAACGTGCGCGCCCGCGGTAGCGGACACGCAATCGGCAATGGTCACGGCGTACCGGACCCGGGTACCCGCGGCGTCAGTCGCGTCGTAGTTGGTGCGCCCTACACCCTGACCGCTTGCCATCGGGCCACCGTTGCGGAAAAAATCGATCCCGTGGCGCGCCGTTGACGCCGGCGCCGTACACTCCATGAGTAGGCTCGCGCCGGTTTCCGATGCCTTGACGTGGCACTTAGCCGCCGGGAACTCGGTGACTGCACCCCCAATGAGCATGTCCCCCGGATGCGCGGTGTGCGTGGTGCCAAGACGCAGCACCAACGAACTCGTGGGGCCGGTAAACAGGTAGAAATCGCGGTTTCCGCGATGCGCGCCAGCCGTAGGGTCAACCACAGACCACGCGTCTATACCGTAGGTCGCTTGGGCATCCACGGTATTCCGCGCCCGCGCGGTGACGCCCCACACAATGTCGCCTGCCGCGGCCTGAACTCTGCGATCAAACAACAGGCCCGTGTTGTCGGAAGCTGTCGTGGGGCTTGTGTACTGCAAGTACAGAACCGGCCCCAGGGTAGATCGGCTCACGAATAGCGGAATCCGCGTGCCCGTACTCGAAACCTCGACCTGTACGGTAGTAGCGGGGACGCCGGCCACGTCGCCACTGAACAGTATCGGAGCCGCGAGGGCCGAGCCCGCGGCGTTGAAACGCACTACAGCCGTTCCTAGATGGTTGACGAACAGCCCGTTTTCGGTGCGCTGTAGTCCCGTGTTCACTTCATCCACGAAGCCAACCGCCGCGTTCTCGGCGGTGCCATCAGGCACGCGCAACGGCGCCAGCATCCCGCCGCGCCCCTGTCGGTCGAGCGAATTGGTCAGCTCGCTGCCCAGGTCTGACATGGTGGGGTTGGCCCACGACGTTGTGATCGTGGTCCCCGCTACGACCGGATTGCCGGTTGGCAGTGTGTAGTTGCCCGAAGCATCGCGCGGCATGATCTATTCTCCTGTGGCGAGCGCAGCAGCGGCGCCGGCGGGTGTGCTTAAACGGCGCACGAGCGCTACCGCGCGCGAAGCCACGTCGCCCGGTGGCACGTCGGGCGCGGCGAACCTGGCGATGTCGCCGGCGAAGCGCTCGGGGTCCGTCAGCAGGTTGAACAACGCCGCGCGGAACTGTGCTTCTGGAATGTCCTGCAACGCAGATTTCGTTGCCTGGCTACCCAAACGGGCCATTATGAGCTGGTTGCCCGGCGCGTTGCTCGCCACCGCAGCGCCGGCGAGCCGAGACAACCCCGCCGCCGTAGTGGCCGCGGGCCCCGCAGGAACCCGCCGGTAGAATTCCGAGTCTGGTACCGTGCCCCCGCGCGCGTACAAACGGCGCAGCAGGTCGTCGGCCTGCTCCAGCCGCGTCACTTCGTCACCGTCGAACACCTGGCGCAACGCGGCCCGCTGTGAGGCGCGTAGCGGCTTGTCACCCTTCCCGACCGTGCGCGCCAGCGCGTCGCGGTACGCCGCTTTGAGCCCTTCAACGGCTTCGGTGCCCGCGCTGCGCGCGGTGCGCGCGAGCCGGCGCGCGGTGGCGACAGGTTTCTTGCTGCGGAGCGCGGTAGTGGCAGCGTCCACGGCATCCATGCCGCCAGCCGAAAACGCGTACTCGGGCATTTTCTCGACCGCAGCGCGCCCCGCGCGCGCCGCGCGCTCCGCGGCCTTGCGCGCCTCCGCGGCACTCAGCCCCAAGCGCTCGGACTCGTCCAGCGAGGCGATCACAACGTCAGCCTCGTCGCGCAGCTCCGGGTAGCGTTTCAACTGCTCGGGACGCTTCTCCACCCATGCGCGGGCCTTCGCCGCGCTCGGGGCGCCTTCACTCGGCACCGCGGCGTCGTAGAAGCTCCGCAGGAACGACTTTCGCAGCGCGCCCGTGAGCTCCCCGGGCAGCTCCGCCGCCTCCTCCGCGGTGCGCGCGGCGTCCACCCGGGCCGCGCCTTTGGTGCCGGGCACCGTCAACGTCTCGCCAACCAGCCCCGGCGCCCCGGCCTTGCGTGCGGCGCGACGCGCGGCGGCGAGCGGCGGCGCGTTCTCCAGCGCTTGAAGCTGCTTCTGGCTGGCCGCCAGCGCGGCTTCGTAGGCGTCACTGACTCGGGGATCGCTCGTCACCGCGGCCTGTAGCCGGGTGGTCAGCTGCGTGGCGAGCGCGTCCAGGTGCTTCGCCCGCCCCCCGGCCTTGACTTCGCTCGTCATGGCCTCTCGCACACCCCTGACGAGATCGTGTATGTCTTGCGCGCTGACGTTGCCATCGAGCGAGTCGATGTCTTTCAGCTCCGTGGCGTACTCGCGGCTGAACCGGCGCCGTTGCAACGGTTTCAGCCCCTTCAGGAACGCGCTTACTTGCTCCTTGACGGAGGCTGCGGGGATGATCGGCGCCTGGATCTCCGGGGCCTTCCACGCCGCGTCGGCTGCGCCTTTCAGCACGTCGCGCACGTTGCCCTCGGCGGCCACCGCAGCCGCACCCGCCTGCTCGCGCGTGGGCACCTCCTGCGCGCGCTGTACGAGCCCCTGCCGGATGCTCTCGGCCTGAGCCTCCATCGCACCGGCCCCGGCGCCCCGGCGCGCCTGTGCCTCGCGTGTGCGCCTCAGAGCGCCTCGCACGCGCCCTTTCGCGGCCTTGGTGGCCGCCGCGGGCACGCCGGCGGGCGCAAGTTCGGTCACGATGTCCGCGGCCACGTCACGAGTCGCCTGGTTCTCGGCGTCCAGCACGCGCGCGACGTTTGCACGCTCGTCCGCGGTACCGTGAGTGACACGCAGCCCGCGTTCAGCCGCGCGGAGCTGCGGATTGCCGGTCAGGGTGCTGACGGTGCCGCGCTCGCCGCGCCCGGTAGCGCTGGCAAGGTTCCGCAGGACGCCTTGTACGTCACCACCTTCGGCCTCGATCAGCTCAACGACACGTTTCGCCGCCGCGCGCCGGATGGTCGTCGGTATCGCGGTGCTGCTCAGCCTGCTAGCGAGGCTCCCGAGTCCTTCCGCCACCTTGGTGCCGGCGGCGCGCGAGAGCGCGGGCAGGAACCCGCCGCCAAGGCTGCCGATCAGTTCGTACACCAGCCCTTCGGTGTCGTCTGCGCCCGTCTCCTCGGCCAGCGCGCGCCCGCCGGCGGCGCCCAGGGCACCGCCGATCATGGCCGCGGGGGCCGCAAAGCCCCCCGCACCCGCGCCGCCGGCAAGCGCCTGCACGCCCGACCGCAGGGCCTCGTAGCCCGTGCCTTCTGCTCCACGTGGAACCAAGCGTTCCTCGGGCTCGGGGATGATGTCTGGCACCTCCAGCGTGCCTTGTGCAATGTTCCACGCCGTGCGCGCGGGGGCAGACACGACGGTCGCAGCGATCCGGCCCGGCGTCAGGAATGCCTCGCCGGCGGCCTGCTGCAAATCGCGCCCACGCAGTTGCTCGCGTGGCGACACGTCGCCAACGTCGAGCGGGTCGCGCGCGGCCTCGGCCTCGAAATCCCGCTCGGTGGGGTCCGCTACGCGCTGCACCTCGGGCGCCGCCGGCGCGACCGGCTCGACCTTCGCGAGCATCGCGCCCCACCGGCTCCCCGGCTTCGCCGGCTCCGCGGGGGCCTTGTTGGCCACCGAGTCGAGAAGCGCACTCCAGCGTGTCGCCTGCTCAGCCACCGCTACGGCGCTCCTGCTCCAGCTGCATGAGGAGGGTTTCCACCTGTCCGCGGCTCAAATCCTCGACGCGCTTGATCTCGTCAGGCGTTGCACCATCCTTCCGCATCTTGTCGGTCAGGACCCAGCGCAGCGAGCCCGCTTCCGACGTGGGCGGCGGCGTCAGATCGAACCCGCCCGCGGTCAGGATGCTGTTGGCCTGTTCCTCCGTGATGGACTTCTTGTTCTCGCGCAAGCTGCGCTCGTTTGCACGCGCTACGGCCTGCATCCGGCGCGCCACTTCGGCAGCGTGGATGAACCGCGCGGCGGTAACTTTCTCGTCCTCGGCTGGCGGTGCTACGGACTGCCGGACCAGCCGCAGATCCTTATCCGACACAGGCGTGAGCGACGGAATCGTGGCGAGCTTTTCCAGCGTCAAGCTGGCACCAACGCGGTCCAGCGCGATGGTTGGCTGCGTCAGCGAGATGATGTACTGCGAGATAGGTCCGCTCTCGGCGCCTTCGCCTATCGCCGCCACGCCTTCGTCGTACAAGCCCGCGAGGCGCCCGTAGCCTGAAGCCGTTTCAACGAGCGCGTCCGCGCGCTCGATGGCCGACTTGCCCGCCGCAGTGCCGGCGGCCTTGGCTTGCGCGGCCAGCTCGTTGAACGGCAGCGCGCCGCGCGCGTACTGCTCCGACAGCCCCCGATTGTACGGGACGCGCTCACCATCAGGCCCCGGCTCCAGGAAAAACGCCTCCCCGGTCTTGGTCGGGAAGTACATGATGCCGAATTCGTCCTCACGTGGTGCGAACACCTTGGCGCCGCCGCCGCTGCCGCCGCCGCGCCCGCCGGCGTACTTCCGATCCAGCGTCGAGCTGGCCGGGCGCATCCCGCGCAGCTCGTCGGGGGTGATGGGTTGATTCGTAACAGCGTCCACGAAGCCCCCCGCCGGCAGCGGGCGCACCACGCGGCTACGCGACGGGTTGGTGGGATCGATCCACGTCTCGCCCTGCTTGGGCCGCGAGCGCTCCTCCTCACTCTTGCGAAGCTCTTGCGTGCGCCGTAGAACGCTGCCGACGTTGGCCGCCGCGCCGGTCGCCTGCGTGGCCTGTGCGGCGCCTCCCGCGGCCACACCCGGGAGCGTGGACCCCGCCAGCGCGGCGCCCAGGTCGCGGCGCCCGCCGAGCGTGCGCGCGAGTACCGCCGGGTCGCCCTCGCCGGTCATCTGCGCCTGCATCACGGGGTCCACACCGCCGGGCGCCTGCAACGCCTGCTCCATCATGGCGCGGGACGTGTTTTCACGCAGGGCGGTGTTTTCACGCGCTCCGCGCTCCGCGCCGGCGCGCAGGTTCGTACCAATCGCGCGGCTGCCCGCGGTGGCTGCGAAGCCAAGCGGATGCCCGGCGACCATGAACCGGCCCGTGTCGATCATGCCGGGTGCCGGTGTGGCGCGCAGATCTTCGCCCCGGCTGTACTGCCTGCTCGACTGCTCGTCGCGCCCTTTGTAGTCCCGCAACAGGCCCGCCATGATGCGCTCCCGCTCTCCCGGCGGAAGCGCACCTAGCCACGTGTTGAACTGTTCCAGCGTTTGAGACATCAGCTCTCACCCCCGCCGCCCTGATTGGCCCTCGCGGCCTGCTGCGCGGCGATGCGCGCAAGGGCCGCCTGCCGCTGTTGCGCGGCGAGAAGCGCCGCCCGGGCCGCCTGCTGCTCCTGTGCGGTACGCGCTGCCGCGGCCTGAGCCTGGGCACGCGCCGCTGCCTGGGCCGCTGCCTGGGTCGCTGCGGCGTTCCCTGCGGCGCCGGGGGCCGGGGTGATCGGAACTGCCGCTGCCGCGGCGAAGTCCTCGGCCCGCTGGCTCGCGGAGTCGTGGGGGTTGGTCTGCGGGCCGAACATGCCGACGCTCGTCGTACCCGCGGCATCCTCACCCGTGAAGCGTTGCGTAGCCCCCGACGCTACCGCCGTGGTCTGGTTGCTGATGTCAGGCATGACCTGATTCACGGGCATCGCCTGCCCATCCGGCCCGATGATGGTTTCCGCCGGGCCCACCTCCTTGTAGATCCACTCACCCTGGCTCGCGCCCGGCTGAATCACGAAATTGGGGTTGTTCAGGTCGCGGAACGTGAACGGGCCATCCTGGTGGTTCCGATTCGGCACGACCGGCCCCACACCGGGCACGTTGATCGGCGTACCGTTCAGCGCTGCCTCGGTGAGCGCATCGCGCCCCGCGGTCATCTGGTAGCTGTCCCGGCCAAACAGTTGCTCGGCCAGCAGCAGCCCCGCGATGGCCCCGCCGAAGATACCGACTGGACCCATCGCCATGATGCCCGCGCCAACGTCTCCGAACATGCCCGGCGCCGCGGCGGCCTCGGGCGCACCAGCCGCTACCCCGGTGTTCAACGCGGAAAGCGGCGCCCCGTTCAAATACGCCTCCAACGCAGCGGCGGACGGCACGCCCGTATTCCCGGCGGATGCCAGCGGAATGCCCACCCCGGCACCGGTGAATGACCCAGCACCCGGAACAAGGGTGGACAATCCGGCAGTGGTTATGTCCCCCGCGAGCGCGCTACCGGCGGCATTCTGCGCCCCTGTAGTCGGCCCCGCGCCGCCCGCGAACGGATCTCCCGGCACAGGGATCGCGGGCGCGGACCCGCCCGGCACACTGGTTGGTGGGTTGCCCGGCGGGTTGCCCGGCGGGTTGCCCGGAGGGGCGCCCGGCGGCGCAACCGGATCCGTGACGGGCGGCGTGCCCGGCGGGCCAGCAGTTGGCGGCATGCCCGGCGGGATCGGGATGTCGGGCAAGCCGCCACCGTCACCGCCGCCACCGTCACCGCTGCCACCGTCATCGCCACCGGGCAGCGGGAACAGATCGGGGAACTGGTCGCGCAACCAGTTACCGATCAGGCCGCCGCCCTCGCCGCCCAGGTCGTTGAAAAACCCGCCAGCGCTCGTGAGTGCGTTCAGGAACTGCTGCCGCTGGCCTTCGCTCAGGTTGAACAGGTCCGCCTGTGCGCCGAAAGTCTGCGCGGCAGCGTCGGCCCGGTCCTGCGCGGTGCCTTGCGCCGCGCCAGGTACGTTCTGGAAGCTCGGCGTTTCAACGCCCGTACCTTCCAGGAGTGCGTTGATCTCCGCGAGCGGCACGCCCCGGCGTTCCATTTCCTCCCGGATCTGCGCGTCACGCTCGCTGCGCGACTGCCGCTGCTGAGCGAGACTCTGATTGAACGACTGCCCCGCCTCCGCGCGGCCCTCACCCACGCTCGCGCGCAGCGCGTTCTGGTACGCGTCGTTGCGGTCGCGACCGAAGTTCGCCATGGCGTCGTCGTACGCCTGATCGCCCGGGCGCAAACCCTGGCTGCGGAGCTTTACTTCGGTCTGCTGCTGACGCTGATCCCACATCGGATCCAGCCGCGACGTGAAAGTGTCGTACACGGCTTTTTCGCCGCTCTCGCGGAACACATTGGGATCGCCCAACGCGGTAACGTCGCTGAACTGCGAGTAGTCGATGGGACTGCTCATCGCGTCCGTGACCTGCCCGAACATGCCCTGCGCGGTGTTTACACGGTCCTGGCTGATGCCCTGCTGCGTGTCGAGCGTGCCTTGCAGCGTCGGGTTCAGCGAAACGGTCTGGTCCCACAACGTGATGGGCTCGCCCGTCACCGGGTCCACACCCGCGCTGGCGGTCCAGTCGAGGTTGGCCCACGGGTTCGACTGGCTTGGACGGTTCGCTGCCGTCTGCTGGTTCAGGAACCGCGTTTGCGCGTCCTCGGTCTGCTGCGTGAGGGCGGCGTAATCCGGGGCCGCGGGTGGGTTCTGTCCGTCCACTTCTGTACTCCTACCCGTTGACCGCGACAGGACGCGGGTGCCAGAAACGGCAGTTCTCACGGCGCAAGGACATGACCACCAGCCCTACTCCGTCCATCACGCCATCGGGCACCACACAGTGTGTGGTGAACCCGAGTCGCCGCCCGAATCGCATGGCTGCCTGGCGGTTGGCCGGTAGCAGGCCGAGTACCACTTTACGCCCACACAGCGTGAAAACGTAGTCCGCGCACGCCTCCAGGAACCCGTGGCGCAGAACCATCTTGTTTTCGATCACCGGATGCACGCGCACCGCCGTGTGCGTCCACGAGTCGAACACCACCGCGGCGAGTACGCGCCCGGTGTCCTGATCGCAGGCCACCACACCTTTTGTGTCCGCGGTCTGCAACAGCGTGACGCGCTCCGTGATCCAGCTCCAATCTCGCGGGCCGTCCAGCGCTCGAAACTGCACGTTCACTGCGTGAACCTCCCGAACTCGCCGCCGACGGTCCAGCCTATGTCCGTGGATGCCAGCGTAGTGCGCGCCACAGCTTCACCGCGCATCCCCACCGCGAGCGTGCGCCCTTCGCCCGTTACTCCGCGTAACGGCGCAGCAGCCCCTAGCGTGTCCGAGCCCCACACGACGGCATCCCACAATGCCGTGTCCCACTGCCCGGTGGCGCCGGCGGAGAACCCGAACGACGGGTTCAACGCGGCGTCCACCTCGTAGTCGTAGACAAACGTAGTTTGAACGGAAACGGGCTGACTGCTTATGAAGTCAGGCCGCGCGAACACGCCATACTTGAAACGCCCGGGGGCGCCCAGCGCGAGAAAACCTTGCAACATCTCAAACTTCAGCGTCTCGCCTGCGGGGTTGGCAAATGTCACGTTGTCGCGACCGGCGTCCATACGCAGAACACGCCCATCCTTCGTACCCACCATCAGGGCGCCAAGCCATGTGTTGAAACACAGCCCGGGAACGCCGCGCCACTCACCCCACCCGCCTACGGTCACGTTCAGAACAAACTGCCGGTACACTCCCGTGCTTGACACCGGGATGCTGAGAACCACCTGGCCCTCGTTGGAATTCGGTATGATGTCCCACCCGTAGTTCTGACCGTAGGCGTCAACAAGCGCTCGCACGAAGCGCGCTATTTTGTTGTTTTCTTTGCGCCGCTCCTCTCCGAGCTGTGCAACACCCTTCAACAGCTCGTCCATGGACGTGATGCCGAAATCCGAAATGACCCGCATATTCCCGCCAAACTCGGACGCAATGCGGCGGCCTTTCGGCACCTGCCCGACGAAGAACGTGCCGACGTTGTTCCACGTCGTGGCTGCTGACGGGTCGGCACCGCGCCACGGGATCACATCGCCCGCGCGCCCTACGGCTACCAGCAAATCGTCCATACCGGCGCCATCGTCTAGCGTCCAGTTGTAGAGCCCCACCAGGTCGCCACCGTGGCGGAACTTACCGCCGAAGGTGAATTTGGTTGCTGCGCCACTCTTGGCTCCGACGTCTAGATACCAGCCCGTCGTGCTTGCGCGCTGTGTAAACCACATGCGCTCCTTGTGGATCACGACATGCACTAGCTCGTCCTCGGGCACTCCCGTGATACCTGGCCGCGCAACCGTCCCCGCTATCGGGTCGTACTCAAACACGCCGTTCTGCTCATCGGTGAAGATGATCACATCGGTGTCGTTCTGCGCGAAGAAGTGTGCAAACGCGATGTACCCGGCATCGCCGCTTGGGTCAGGCCACGGGAACAACAAGGTAGGCGCTTGATCGTTGTTCGTTACGTCCCACACACCTTCGATGTTGAACGCAAACAGCTTATCTACGGTGACACCCGCGATGCCCTCGTAGGGCAGAACCGAGCGCACCTCTTGCGCCGCGCCAGGCCCCGAGCCGATGTTGATCGACCACTCGCGGTGCCCCAACCGCGTCCGCATACCGTACTCAGCCGGGATGAGGTTGTACGAATAGATAGTATTCAACGGGTCGTTGCTGGCGATGTTCTGCGTGCCATCCAGACCGTGTACAGGCGCGGGCAGCACGGCGGTCTGCAACTGCGCGCGCTGGCCCTGCACCATCCCCCGGCGTTTTGCCGCGTGGACCGCCACTACACGCTGCCGTAGCCCATGTCCGGGATGTTGCCGTATCCCAGGTAGCTAGGCCCCCATGTCCCGCGTCCGGCGTTCAGCACCGGCGCCGGTATATCGCTGCCCGAGTACATCGCGAACGCCTGGTTGAAATCGTCCTGCGCCTTGGTGGTGTCCCGCCCCTGGGACTCCAACAGCTTGAGCTTCACGCACCGCGTGATGAGCAGGCGTGGAAACGTAACGATGTCGCTCGTTACGTCGGCGCGCGACTTGAATGTTTCCGTCGTCTGGTCGTACGCCCACGCATTGCTGATGTACTCGTACGCAATCTCCAGGTTATCCGGCGGCGGATCTGGAAACAGCTTGATCTGACCCTGCACGATGCGGAACGAGAGGAGTATGGTGCTGGTGGCGAGATTGCGGCCCTGCAACCGCTGCCAGTCCTGCGGCGACAAGCTGCCGTACACGGGGCGCGCATTCGTGCGGTCCCACATGGTCGTTCCGATCATGCGCGCGTAGTCCTCGGGCAGCGCGGTACCCGGCTCGTCCTGGTCGATGATGGTATTGAACGTCGCTTCCGTTTGCAGGTTCTCCCAATCGAACAGCGCCGTGAGCTCATCGCCAGCGATGTTCAGCAGGTATTTCGCCTGCACGAACCAGTTATCGGGCGAGGCGTACGGATCCGTTACCGGCGGGTGCCCGGTTTCCGCGGCGACGTTGTTCAGGATGCCCCCCGCCGTGGCCGCCGTCTTGGGTACTTCACGTGCCATCGGTTACCTCGGCAGTGGTGCGCCGGCGCGCGCGGCGGCGCGCCACCACCTCGCTCTCCGCAACCGGCGGCGGTGCGGACTCTGCCGGCGCGGCAGGCGTGGGGGCGGGGGCGAGCGCAGCGTCCAGCGCGGTGTGGGCGATAGTGGGCGCGGAGGCAGCCTCCAACGCGGCGAGGCGTTCCGAGAGCTGCGCGATCAGGTTCTCCTGCGCCACGAGCTTGGCATCGCGCTCCGCCAGCGCTGCGTTCAAACGCTCCAGCGGCGCGTCGGACTCGGCGAGCTCCAGCCAGTTCTGTGCGTGCTGCTTGAGCCCCGCAAGACCGGGAATGCTGGTGATGCTCGAATCCGGCACGTTCGCCAGGTCCTCCACCGTCTTGATCGCCAGGTGCGCGAGCTGGTCAACCATCGAACGGCTGACCTTCGGCCACTCGCTCAGCGGCGTGCCCTCCTGCGGCATTTCCACGCGCTGTTTGAACGCCGCGTAGTGCCGCGGAAAGCGGGCCTTGTCCCGTGCCGTGGCGGGGCGCGCGATGGAGTCGTGCGAGCCCGGGGACCGGATGTCGATGTACTCGCAGTCGCGGTAGATCGGGCGCCCGGCGGCCACACTGGCGGCGGTGTCGGGGCGAGACTTGATGTAGAACTTCACGAGCAGACGCGCATCCAGCGCGTCTTGCGTGTCGGGCATGAAGTCCTCGGGGTTCGCCGTTTCGAGAGTCGGATCCACAGTGTTTTCCTCGTGTGCTGTCAGGTGGGGGCCTTCAGGGGACCGCAGTCCAGCCCGCGGCCAGGCTTGCGAGCGTGGCGTTGCCGGCGGGCACCGGGATCGTGCCGTCGCCGGCACCGTTGGCTCCCGTGCGAATCGTGGAGTCGGGGAGCGTACCGGCGCTGCCCTCACTGGTGCCCGCCGCGGAGTAGCCGTCGCCGCCGATGTGCTGGCTGATCTGCCCGGCGCGCGCGTTGCCGAACTGGTCCAGCAGCGTGAACTGCTCGGGCGTGCCCACGACGGCCCCCGCGGCCATGTTGATGCCGATGCCGGCGGCGCAGCTGCCCGCGAGATTGGCGCCGTTGGCGAACGACGCGGCGGGCACCTCGGCCTCGCGCGCGGCCTTCGCCGCGTCGTCGATGAAGTAGCAGGGATCGAGCTGTGCCATGGTGTTCTCCTGGCGTGGAGTGCTGTTGAAACATCACCCGGCACATCCGTGTGCCGGGGAGCCTTGGGGGCTTTTTACGCCCCGTTGGCGTCGTAGCGACCCTGGAACGCGCGCCCGGAACAGGTCAGGTTGCCGGCGAAGGCGAGGATCTGGACCACGGCGTCCTGGTTGGTCGCGTAGCGCCGGTTGGGCGACAGCGGCACCATGTTCCGCGCGCTGTGCGGGCGGTAGTGGATGTAGTTGGTGTTGAGGAAGTACGCCGTGCCGCCCGGCGCGCCGACACCGCCCGACGCCGCGCTCGGAAAGTACAGGCCGCCGTCCAGCACCACGTCCGCGGTCATGAACTTGACCGTGGTGAAGCCGGCGTCGGCCATGTCGGTGTTGCTGAACCGCTGCTGCGCCTGGAGGCTTGCGATGTAGGTGTTCCAGACGGACGAGTCCGCCGGAATCAGGTCGGGCGCGTCGTTGCCCCGCACCAGTTGCGACCAGAGCAGGTTCCAGAAACCCTGAATCTTCGTCGGGTCCAGGCCATTGGTAGCAGTCTGGTCGCTGACCTTGTTCTGCCAGAAGGCGAACGTGCCCCCGTCGATGCCGCCGTACGGCGCCGCGGTGGGATCGAGCGGCAGCGCAGCCTCCAAGCCGGTGAGCTGCTTGCCGCCGGCGGCGGTGCCATCGGAGTAGATGCCCGCCGTGACGAGGTTCTGCATGGTGGCCTCGGCCACGTTCAGCCGACCTTCCATCAGGTCGATCATGCGCTCCTTGCCCATGTTCTGGAGCTGTTCCAGTCCACTCAGGATGCAGGGCACCGCGGCCTGCTTGATGTCGAACTCCGCGGCGCTGATCACGTCCGCGACACCAGTCGGCAGCAGATCGTACCCGCTGTACCAGCCGGCGTTCGTGTTCTCCGCGAAGGTGAGCTCCTGGAGGATCTTGGTGCCGCCGCCGAACGTCTTGATCTTGCCGCGCTGGCTGAGCCGGCGAAGGATGGCGTTGTTGTTGGTCGTGTTGTCCGCGAGGACGCGCGAACGGTTCTCGATGGTCGTCGCCATGATGGCGTCGTAGTTGGGATTGGCAAATGCCATGGTGTTGACCCCTTGTGTCGGTGTTGAAACAGGCTGTAGCGACCTGCCTACGGCTGGGGTCAGAACGGCTGGGCTTGTGCTGCCGCGGGGGCCTGGGCCCCCTTTCCGGTGGAATCTAGCCTAGTTTCAGCGGGTTGTCACCTCATCCACCGCCCACTACCGCGTCGTACGCGCGCGCGATGTCGTCGCGCAGGCTGCCGGTACTCTGCCCCGGCCCCGGGCCTGTGCCTACCTGCCCGTTTGCACGCACCACGTCTGCGGTGGCCTCTTTGCTGGCTACCCTGGCGCCCTGCTGCATCCGCGCGCGGGAGGCGATCACGCTGGCTACCGCCGGGTTGGCCTGGCACGCGGCCTGATACGCCTGTTCCATGCTGAGCGAGCGGCCCCGCTGCGCGGCGAGTGACATCAAATCGGCCATGTCGGCGGCCACGTCGGAGAAAAACTCGTGCTTCGGATCCTTGGCGAAAGCGTCCAGCGCGGTCTGGAACTGCGTCTGCTGCGCCTGAGCTTGCCGCTGTAGCATCTGCTCGATGGGCCGCAGGCGCGCGTCCAGCTCGGGCGGGATGGCCGCCTGGGGCGCCTTGGCGGGCGCCGCGGCGCCCGGCAGGCTGGCCGATAGCGCGTTGTCGAGCGCGTCCAGATCGACCCCGTAGTGGGCCACCAGCTCCGCGACCCGCTTCGCCTTCTGCTCCGCGGTGCCCATCTTGAGGACCGAAGCCGTGTTGAGTAGCCGCTCGACGCCCGCCACAGGGTCCGTGATGCCTTCTGAGGCCAGTACCGCCCTGTAGGGCTCCACAGCTCTCTGGAAGCGCTCCGCGGCCTTCCTGGACTCCGCGGAACCGTTCAGGCCGGCAGTGATGTCCAGCTCGCGACGGTGAATCTCCCGGCGCTGCGCCTCGGTCAGCTTGTCCCACCCTTCGCGCGCCGCCGGGCGCCAGCCCGCCGGCGGCTTCGCCACGCGCTGTGCCGTCAGGCCCGCGTAGCGTGTGGCGTCGTCGGGATACGCCTCATCGGCTACGAAAGCGTCGTCGCCGGGCTCGGCGGCGCCGCTGCCGGCGGCGGTTGGGTGGTCGTCGGTTCCGGGCGACGACGCTCGCGTGTCAGATACTTCCGTTTCCGCCGCAGCCGCTGCTTGTGATGCCTCCCGCGGCGTATCGTCCTGCCCACTGATTACCTCCTGGCCTGCGTCGCCTTCTGCCTCCGCGATGGCCGCCTCCAGCGCATCGCGAAGGGACGGGTTCTCCTGTTCAGTTGCCACAATTCAACTCCTGTGATGGGCTTCGAGGGCACGCTTGATGCTCTCGATGCGGTGTTCCCGGTCACGCCGGGTGCTGGATCGACGCCGCTCGCTCAGCTCGCGCGCACGCCGCGCAAAATACTCCGCGCCGTTGTTCTCTCCGTAGTCGCCGTGCAGCGCCACGCCGTGCGCGCGGTTGTGATCGCGCAGTCCGCGGCGGGTCTGGATTACGGAGCCGTCCACCGGCGAAACGAACGGCTCGATGTCGCCCACAACAGCCGTGGCCGCCGGCGCCGTGCGGGGGCGCGGAAGTCGCTCGACCAGCTTGCCGGTCACGGAGTCCTGGACCCATGTCTTGCGCGCCATCGTGTACCTCCTTCAGCGCCGCGGACGGATGTGCCGCGCCTGCGGCGGCGGCACCGGGCACCCGCAGTGCAAACAGCGCACGGGGCGCGGCACCGGAAGGCCGTCACCGTCAAGCGGCGTCATCTGGCCGATGTTCTGCTGCGGCAGTGGGCGCACGGGCAGGTAGAACGCCTCGCCGTCACACGCGACGTGGTAGTAGGCGAACTCGGGCCGGCGGACGGTGGGCGCGTCGTCTCGCGCCGGCACCGGTGCAGGCACCAGGCGCACATCCAGGACCCCTACGGCAAGCGGCGGCACGGGTGGCCCGGAGTCCACGATGTCGGCGGCGTCAGGCACCACCGGTACCGTACCGCGCGGGCTGCGTTTACGTGTCATCGTCGTTCTCCTTCGGTTCGGGGGTGGTCATGATCTTGGACGCCGTTTGCACGCGCGTCTCGCGGATCTTGTTGGCGGTCTGAACCATCATCTTCTCCAGGTCTTGCCGGTGGCCGATGCTGCCCTTCATCACCTCCGCTTCGACACCCGCGCGCTGCTGCTCGGCGTTGATCGCGGACGTAACCTGCTCCACCTGCATCTCGGCCTGGGCTTTCAACTGAATCAGCCCCGCCTCGCGCATGTAGTCCGCCTCCGTCTCGCGCATCTTCGCCTCGTGCGCGGCCATCTGCGTTTCGATGTCCGCCACCTTGTCGGCTTCGCGAAGTTGCAGATCGGCCTGTAGCTTCGCCTGGATGCGGGCCACGTCACCTTCCGATTTGGCCTTCTCCTTCTGCGCCTCCGGGTCGGGTTTCTCCTGGCCCTGCTGCGCCTTCTGCTGCGCCATAATGGCCTCGATGGCCTTGTCGATGACGCCCTCGATCTCGTCGGAACCGCGAAAGCCCGCCAACGTCCACTGCAACATCTGGAGCATGAATGGCATGGTCTGCGGGTCAAACTGGATGATGGGCCCCGCCGCGGTCATGAACTCGGAAACGCCCTTCAACACCTGTGCGCGCTGCGCCTGCAACTGCGCGTAGTCCGCAAGCGCGAGCGATTCCGCTTTCACTTCCACCTGGAGCCGGGCGCGCACGGGCTCTTTGATCCGCGCGATAGCCGCCTCGATGAGCTGCGGATCCTCCATCAGCGCTTCGACGTTGGCGTACAGCGCGATGCTTTGCGGCTCGAAATGGCGCGCGATGACTTCGGCTTTCAGCGCCATTAGTTGCGTAGCAAACCGCGCGTACTGCTCCTGCAACTGCTGGATACGCGCGGATCCGAACTTCACTTTCTCGTCGGTCTGTCCAACGCCCTCGTACTGGTTCGCGAGCGAGCCGCGCATCACGTCGGCCATGCCCGAGACGTTGTAAAGCAGCTCGATAGTCTCGTCACGGAGCTGACGCAGATTCAGGAGGGTGGCAACCAGGTCCGCGATGGGTACCCACTCGATAGCGCCCTTGAGCCCGCCTTTCTCTCCAAACAGCGCCCAGTTCTTCACCGGGATGAGTACGTTATCCACGCCCTCGTTGAAGATGCGCTGCAACTCGGGCGTGCTGTCGTCGTACGCGCCGACTGCCTTGACGGCATCCGTGATCACGGCGATGCGCGTCTGTAGCTGGTCGATCTCGTTGTAGAGATCTTCGGTCAGGTGGTAGTCCGGCGTCGGGCGGTAGATCGAGCTTGTCGGGTTCGCCATGAAAAACGTAGGCGACGGGAAGAACGCGCCGAGCTCCAGCGGATCCGGGGTGGTCTTGAGGATGGCATCCACGCCATCGCTCCACTCGTACACGGTGCGTGTTTCCTTGCACCAGATCTGCCACACCTCGGCCTTCAACCAGTAGTTGTTGTCCTCCGGTATGTCGGACGCCTCCGACTTGGCGTCCACATTCATCTTCTGCTGCTTGTACGTCAGGTCGCCCGCGCGCTTCTCTCCGTAGCGCTCGGTGGCCTCATCCTTGGTGTACCAGTGCCGGTAGGCCAGCCAGCGCAGATCAGCCGCCGTACGCGTCCAGCTCCACAGCACGTCGCGCCAGTGCACGTACGCCACCGGCGCAGCCTCGGACACGACGTACTTTTCCGGTTCCGGCGGCGCCGGCGGGGGCATGCCGATCTCGACTGGCTGCGGGGGCGGCGTGCGCTCGCCCGTCTCCACCTCGTAGCGCACCCGCGCGCAGCCCAGGCCCGGTACGAGACGATCCAGAAGCGCGGTCGTCAGCACGGATTCGTACTGCACCGGGTTCTCGGCCATGTCGTTGTTCAGGAGGCGTTCCATGATCACCGCGGCCACACGCGCCACGTCGTCTTTCGAGTCGTCGTAGCGGCGCTTCACGTCCACCTTGGGAACGCGCCCGTAGAGCAGGCTGTAGAGCGTTTGCACGTTGCTGTAGAAGATGTTTAGACGGAACCCCGCCGTTTCCGGTGTGCCCACGTCGGAACTGGTGGCTTCACGCTCGTCTATGTAGCGCTTGTGGATGCGGTCGGCTTGCTTGTGCCACCGGCGCAGCATCGTCTGAGACGCGGCGATCTCGTCGGACCAGTACGCGGCCTTGCCTTGCGGCGTGGCCGGGTAGTCCTTCAGGGACGTGATGCTCGCTGTGTTCGTGTAGGCCATTACTGGAGCCTCATGCGCTCGAAAGTGTATTGCGTCCGCTCACGGTCGCTGAACAGCGCGTCCAGAGTGTAACCCGGCGGCTGGATGATCGTCGTTGAAGGCACCAACAGCCCCGCGGCGGGCTGTGCGCGCTCGTGTCGGGCGCGTAGCGTCTTGGGTTGCTGGCACACCAAGGCGAAGTACCGGAAGGCGTCAGCACCGTCTGAGGCCCAATCGTGCAGCGGCGTGTCTACGAACCGCTTCATGATGTCGTCGTAGCGCCGCCGGTAGGCCCGCAGCGCCTCGATGCCCGCGAAACAGTGTTCCAGGTTGAAACGGCAGTAGGGCAGGATCATCCGCGCGGCGTCTATGCCCTGCTGCACGCGCAGGTTGGGAACCTTGCGTACCGGGTACGGCGCACGGTGGTAGTCCAGTGGCCGGTCAAACTGGTCGGTCTGCGGCGGATCCCAAAATTGCTCAATGGTCGAGCGCTTGGTCGCCAGCGTCTTGGCTTCAGCGTCTTGTGGCAACCAAATCGTGCCGTACTCGTAGCCCTTGGCGTCCAGCAGATCGAAGTAGAACACCAGGTCGTGGCCCGAGAATTCCTCGTAGTCGATCAGGTCGGGGCCTTCGGGGCCGTCGTGCCAGAACCAGATAGCCGTGGAATCCTTGCGCCCCAGGTCGAGCGCGGCGTGAACAGGCGTGCCGGGTACGTGTTCCGGGATGCCGGCGAGAATGTGGCCGCGCTCCTCCAGTTTCGAGATCTGCGAGGCGTAGTACGTGCCCCGTACCGCGGCGTTCGGATTGCACTCCATCTCCTGTTCCCATTCTTCGTCCGTCATCTGCGCGCGCATCTCGTCCAACGCTTCCGCGGGCAGAATCCCGGACTGGCTCGCCTTCAGCATCAGCTCATACCAGTTGGGTAGCTGCTTGGCGCGCTGCCACACCTGGTAGAAATGGTTCTTGCCCTTGATGGTGCCGATGAACACCGCCCACCCGTGGCGATCCATGAGCGTGGGCAACAGCACTTCACCCCACAGCCCCGGACGGCAGTCGCCGTACTCATCGAGAATGAGCCCGTCGAGGTAGATGCCGCGCAAGCTGTCCGGGTTGTCCGAGCCGTACAGGCGGATGGTGGCGCCGTTCAGGAGGGTGACCGACAGCTCCGATTCGCGGATGTCTTTCGCGGACGCGATGAACGGGCGCGCCATGTCCTTGAGGTAGGTCCACGCGATGGCCTTAGCCTGGCTGTAGAGCGGCGCAACGTAGGCGTAGCGCGGGTTGTGCTTGTGGGAGTAGAGCGCCCTGATCACCAGCTCAGCCACGCACGCTACCGTCTTGCCCGCGCGCCGGTGCGCGACGATGCACGCCCACCGCTCGTTGCGCTGATGCAGCGCGATGAACTGCTGCCGTGGCTGATACGGCAGCTCGCGAACGTCGGAAGGCGCGAGAAGGGCGGACACTGCGCTGAATCAGCCCGCGGCTACTGTGGGTTTGCTGGTGGTCATGCGATTTCCTTCAGTCGTATCGGCTTCGCATCCAGGGTTTCGTGATACGTGTCGAGTGCTGTGCGCGGCATGACATCCTGGTTGATCTGGATATTCACCGTGGTGGGCGCCTGCATGGCGTTGGTGTGCACCAGTGAGCCGTCCATACGGTTCAGCTCACGCAAGGCCGCGATGGCGATACCCGGGTCACGCGTTTCGCTGTTCGCCGCGATGCGCCATAGGACGTTCTTGCGGAGCTCGACACTCGGGCCAGCAACGGTCGCGTCATGCTGGCCCAGGAGGCGGACGTACTCGCGAACGCCAGGGTGCTGCGTCAACAGGATGCTGACACGGGTTGCCGAGTAGCCGAGCTGCTGCGCGATGTCTTTGTTGCTCTTGCCGCGGTGGTGTAAACGGGCCACTTCGGCCTGGCGCGGGCGCAGTGCCGACGCGGCGCACTGCGTGAGGGCCCGCAGCGATTGGAGGTGCTTGAAGTAGCGGTCGTTCGCTGGATCTTCGTGGTCCAGCAGTTCTTCGGGCGCGTGAAAACGCGTGACGCCAACATCGGCGTCATCGTCATCGAGCGGATCGAGATAGTCCGCTACCTGCGCTGCGTTTACTCGTCGGCGTGCCATGGGCGCCCGTATAGCACGCGCTACTGCATGGGGCAAGAAGTAGTACCACTATCCGTGAACCCCCGGAGCGTGGGGATAACCCCCCATGAAAATAGTCCGGACGTTTTCAAAATCGATCCGCCCCCAAGCCAGCCCGCGCGCGCCCGCACCGTTTGCACGGACAGCTTGCGACGGTGCCGGCGTTTGCACGCGCCGCTGGCGCCGCTGGCGCGCTTCGAGCCTGTGACCCACGCCCACCGCGCCGGCTAGCCGCCCGCGCCTGCTACCGGCGTTTACACGGGCTCCGGGCGCCTGTGCATGCTGTGCATGCTCGCCACGGGGGCATGCACAGGCTAAGTACCTGATTTATCAGCATTTTCTGATCTGCTGTGTTTGCTCTGTGCATGCTCGAAATGGGGCATACACAGCCTAAGCCGCTGATATTGTTAGCGTTTTGGCCTTTGTGTGTGCATGTGTTCTCTTTTCGGGGCAGAAGTCAGTCACTCCACGGCTGGCCGGCCCAGCGGCTGGGGCCGTCAGCCGCCGCCAGGGCTCCCTGGCCTATTCCCCCTATTATTACTCTAATTCCTACCTATTCTCAGAGTCAGTTATCATCGAAAAGAGAACACATGCACACACACACGTGAAACCCCGCGC